AATTGCGTTGCATACGGGTTTTTAACGGTTAATGCCCGCCAACGGTCATGTTGGGAGGGGTTGAAATCCTTGTTAGTAAACTGCATAATCGTTATTATCTTGGTTAAACAAATCGTAATTTGCCGGGACACAATAACCGGGCAATAAATCTCGGTTAATCCCGGACGCTTTAACAAAACTCTCTTTCCAATACAACCGGAGCGTTGTGTGCGGGTGCGCCTCCCAATATTCGGCAACGTCGTTGTAAAATCCTAATGTTTCCTTTTTCGTATATCTGCAACCGCTTTGCAGCCCTATTTTAAATAAGTCAACAAAAGGGTATGATAACGCAATTACAGAAAATGCCCGGTCAAACATTCCCGGCGGTATTGGTTCAACGCTCGCAAAGGTTGGGAATCCGTGCCGTTTTGCCCTTGCTAACGTGCTTATCCGCATCCGGTTGGGGCTTGCATTTGGTTCTAATTCGTCGCATCCCGTCAACGTGGAACCAATCGCAATACGTGTTTTGTCCCATCCCGCCGACGCTTCGACAAAATCAATGAGTATATTAATACCCTCGGCGCATTTGCTCAATACCTTAACCGGGACGTTGTGGCGTTGACAAACGCCAATCGCTTGACGGGTCAACCGTTGCGTTTCCGGTAATAACGGGTCGGTTGTAAAAGAGAAAAACAAACCCGTTTTTTGCAATTCTTCTTTATGCTTCAACAACTCATTCGTAAATATGTCGATTGCATACGGATATTCTCGCAAAGTCTTTTTCAATTCGGGGCGGTTGCCTCCCAATACCTTTGCCCCAATACCTTTGCGCAAATAACAATAGGTGCAACCATTTGAGCAACCTACAAAGAAATTGGCGGCGTTCTCGGCATATTCCGCCGCCTTTCCCTTTGGGCTATAAATAACCCGTCCGTTTATTCCTCCCATAGCCATATAGATTAAAACGGTAAATCATCGTTTTGGCTTGGTGCGGGGGCTTCCGGCACGGGCGGCGGGGCTTGTGTCCCGGTTCCTTTCGGTGTCAACATTTCCATATCGTAACCGACAACCTCCGTAATATATCTTTTTACGCCCTGCGCATCGTCATAACTTCGGGTTCTCAATTCCCCCTCAATATAAAGTTTATCGCCTTTCTTAACGTATTGTTCCGCAATTTTTGCCAAACCGTTTTGCAAAACGATATTATGCCATTCGGTACGCTCCGGTATATCCCGCCCGTCCTTTGTTTGAAAACCTCTTTTAGTCGTGGCTAACGAAAATGTCGCTACAACTCCGCCGTTATCGAAATACTTAACGTCGGGGGCTTTACCTGTATGCCCTATCAAAATAACCTTGTTTACACTCATATTACTTAAATCTTACACCGTCCAACAAATATACTTTTTTGTTATCAGACCAACCCGCCGCCATGTTTAGGGCTTTCCGGTCATCGTCATGCACAAACTCGCAATACCATGAATTACCGCCTATATTTGCCTTATCTTTCAACCGTACTAATTTACCCACAATAAACCGGGATAATTTGGCGTATGCACTTGTTTCCGATATGTGGATAATACGACATTCGGCATTTATTTTTGGCAATTCTTCGATTTGCGGGCGTTTTTCCTCGGCGGGGTATCTTTGTACCCTTTGAAAATCTCGTTTAACAGACGACCGGGAAATTGCCCCGTAATCGGTTTGCCTCTTTTTGGTTCTCATTTTTTATATCTCCATTTATAACCCTTATGCAAATTCCCTTTCCCCTTACATACTTTACAAATCGCCGTTGCGGAAAAATTCCCTTTCCGGGCTGCCTCTTGTATGCTAACAAACACATTTACAACAATACCGTTTTTTATTTGCTCAATCGTTTTTTCGTGGTGTGGTTTTGCTTTTCTTCCAATCCATTTAGATTTTGTTATTGGGTTATTCTGATTCTCTTTAACTGTAACCCAACGCAAGTTGTCCGCATGGTTATTGGCTCGGTCGCCGTCGATATGGTCGATACATGGTTTATTGTCCGGGTTCGGAATGAATGCCGCCGCAACTAATCTATGAATACGAAACATTTTACCTATTCCGTTTTTCCATAAACTAATTATTTTATATCCTTTCAAATATGCACCTTTCATTAAAAACGCATCTTTTTTTAAGGAACGAACATTGCCATAATTAGAAATTTGATAATGCCCTTTGTAACCCTCAATATCTTTCCAAATTTGCATATTCATTTTTCATTAATTCAATCAATCTAATGTTACCGGGATATATACGCATTTTCGTTTTATCTCCATTTTCCCAAAGTGAATGATGTTCAAAACATAATATATTAATATTTCTTGCATCGTGCGCCATTTCCGGGTATGCTCCACGGGTCAAAATGTGGGAACAATAAACGGCGGAATAATTCCGCAATGGCTTTAAACATTCCTCGCATTGGTGCGGCTTGTTATCCCATATCCAACGAAAAAAACGTTCATTTGCCGCCATTATATTTGCACCCCGTCCCGTAATACAATGCCCGAACAATTCCCGTTGTATCTCAACCCTCAAACGAATATCCATTGTAAAGTTACGAATATCAATCAGGGGATTAAACCCCCGATTGATACAGTATTGGTATTCGTCCCGGTCTGTCAACAAATACGGTTCCATACTCTTACATTTCCGCCGTTTCGTCGTTCGGTTCCGGGTCGTCCGCCGGGTCGTTAATATCCGGGAACAATCCGTTATCATCTACCTTTTCGGCATTCAATCCGGGTGCGGGTTCGCCATCAGCCCCGAACAACTCCAATTGCGCCTTTTTACCCTTGAAAAGAAAGGCGTAAACCTCGGTTTCAATATCGGCGGCAATTTCTTCTAATTCTTCCTCAAACCCGAACGTTTCCGTATTGAATTTAAGGCGGGGCGAATTGATGGCGGTTTTTTGATTGTTAGATACGGTAAACAATCCGGTTAAAACAACCCCTACGTTATCGTCTTGACCGGAAAAGGACACGCCCCGCACCTCTATGTTTTTCAACATTTCATCGGCAAAATCCCGTGATAACTCGTTTTGTTTTTTGGTTGCCTTGAAATCGGACGTTTCAACCATTGAAAGAAAAGACGTAATATTGAAAATTCGTCCCATGATTGGGCGCAAACGGTCGAAACAATCCCGCAAATCGGGGTGTATGTCCTTTGCACTTTCGACGTGGTATTTGTTCGTGTAACTCTCATTGCCGATTGTTTCGGTAACTTCATAATGCACGTCTAACCCGCCGTCTTTTAATGTCTTGACTTTAGACAATGCAAACGCCTTTTCGCTTGGTATCAACATAACGTTTGCGGCTTTTTTTTCTTCGCTCATTTTTTAATTATTTGATTGTTACCGGGAATACGCCCGGAACGGTTTTATAACTTAAAATTCTGTTTCGTCCAATAATTCCCGTGTCTTACTATTCGACGGAACCGCCGGGCGTTCCGGTTCCGGGGTTGGTTCCGGGACGGGTTCCCCGGTTCCGATTGGTTCCGTTACCGGGTTGGGGTCGTGGAACTCAATATTGCGCCCGCCTTTGGGCTTTTCCGGCTCAAATTGGGCTTTGAGTTGTTCCGCCGGGTATTCCTTTTGTGCTAACTCAATAATCCCCAAATTAACCAATTCCGGGACGCAACGACGCAACGCCCTTATGTCCTCTAATGCGTCATGCGCCGGGAATGTTTCGCCGGGGAACAACTTACTATATAATTCCTCTAATTTTGGGTATTTACCCGGTCGCCCGTTGGCGTACAATGCACCGACAAACCTAATTGTTTTCATCATTGTATCAATTCGTTTGCCTTTGTGCAATGCGTCCTCAACGTGTGCGTCGTAATATTCCCGTCCACAATAGCGCAAAACGTTTGCTTTCAACATGGAACTATCAAAGTAAATATTATGCGCACATACAAGCGGGGCGGCGTTTGCATCCGATAAAAATTCGTCCACAACCTCGGCAAATGGTACGCCCTCTTTAATTGCCCGTTCGGTTGTTATACCATGTATTGCGGTTGTTTCCGGGGGTATCTCGTAATTGTCCGGCTTGATTATATAACTTTTTTCTTTGTCGCCCAACGACCATGCCAATTGGACGACGTGCGGGAATTGCTCAAAATCCGCATCCCATTTCAAACCCTTTGCCGGAACACCGGTTGTTTCACAATCAAAGAAACAAATATCTTTCAAATCAAATTTTTGCATAACCTTATAAATTTTCAAAGTCTGTTTTTAACTTACTTAATTCTTTCTCAATACGGGCGATTGTTAAGGTTTTCATAACATCAAAATCAATAAAGGACGTTTTAATTTTATCAAAAACCCGTCCATCTTCTTTGCATAACAAAGTAACATTTTCATACATGAAACGTGTTGCACGTTTCCAACCCTCTAATTGCGCCTCCAATGCGCCGATTTGTTCGGCTAACTTTGCGCCGTTCTGTAATTGTTCGTTTGTCATACTCTCGGTTATTAAATTGTTAATTACTCATTTTCATTGCGGTATTTATCCCGCTTTTTCTCCAACTCCAAAACGTCCCGGTTTTCGTCTATATACTTTTGGACGCCCCGGTTACAAAACGGTTTTCCGTCCAACCAAAGCAAATGCCAATACGGTACGTTTTCCATCGGTTGCCCCTTAAATTTACCTTGTGGCATCGGGGATTTGTCATTTAATCCATTCATTTTTATACCTCCAAATATAATTATATGCGGTTTTTACTAAACCATTACAGCAATTAGAAATATTACTTCTATGATAATTAAGTTGCCGTTGTATTTCCATCGTAGTAACCCATTCTTTGATAAAATTACCCTCTAAATCATATTGCAAAACGGCTTTACCGCCTTTATTTATTTTTTTGCCCTTATATGTGTTGGGGGCATTATAATTATTAGAATTTTCTTTAGCCGTAACCCAACGCAAATTATCTGCATGGTTATTGGTTCGGTTGCCATCGATATGGTCGATACATGGTTTGTTTTCCGGGTTCGGAATGAAAGCCGCCGCAACTAATCTATGAATTACCGCATTGTCCTTTATTCCGTTTTTAGACAACGAAACAAAATAATATCTTTTCCTTAATGATGGTTTTAATATTTTTTCATTTCTTTTTCTATTCATATTACCGCAAATCTCATTTCTGAAAACAGATTTTACACGCCCGTAATTGCTAATTTGATACAACCCAACGTATCCGGGTACATCTTTCCAAATTTCCATATTACACTATTTTTATATTACATTTCGTTTGGGTCTGCAATATACAAATAGTATTCTTCACTTGCAAGCTGTTTTAGGAATTCGATATGCTCTATTAATTCCGCATTGCTTAACTCTGCAATTGTACGCAAACGTGTTTCGTATTTCCCAGTATCAATGTTTGGGGTTTGCTCATACATTATCGGCGAAAATTCCCTCAAACGTCGTTCGGTTTGTTCCTCTGTAAGACGTTCGCCCGCCTCCCAAATTGCGTGTTTAAACGTCGGTACAACATAGTTGAAATAATACCCTTTCAAAGCCTCGGACGAACCGGGGGACGCTACAATAAACCGGGCAATAATGCGGGAACCTTTCCAACCCTTGAAAAACTCGTTTAATTCCCCCATGTACATTGCCAACCCGCCGTTATTGTTTATTGTCCCCGTCGCTGTTATTTCTCGTTTTTTCATCGGCAATAAGTTTTTCCATCGTTTTCTTAAAAGCAGTCATTCCGGTTGCTCTAATAAAATCTCTTTCGCTTGCTGAATATCCGGTTAATACCTTATCCAAACAACGGGCAAATATAACGGTAAAATTACCCGGTTCCCAATTTCCGGCGTTGTGCATCCGGTCTATTACGTGCGCCCGCAACTTCATGTTATCCCGTATTGCTTTTTGACGTGCGTTTTCCCTGTCTTTCCACAAATCAGATAACAAGGTTTTCAGATTATCAAAAAACAAATTCATTTTCAAAACGTCGGCAATACTCAAATCAGCCACGGCGGTTACATTATCTTTTCCCGGCTCCGGCTTTCCTGTAACGGGTTTTACTTTACCGCTATTAACTCCATAGCCGAATAACGCAAAATCGCCCTTTGTTGGGTCGTCCGGGAATATCTCGGCGAAACGGTCGGTTATCTCAATGGCTGTTTGCAAATCCGGCGTCCGGCGTTTTACAAGCCCCAACCGCAATGCCTGTTTATGTACGTGGGTATCTAATGGAATAATCAAATTACGGGGGTCGCAAATCGTCCACAATCCAAAGTCAACCGGGGAACCGTGGCGACACATCCAACGCAAAAACATACATAAGCGTTTGCAACCGCTTTTCGTTTCCATATCCGGCACGCCCTTAACATCGCCGAAAAGACGTTGTAATTGCTCCAATGGACGCCCGCCCGGTTGCGCTTGCAATGCCTTTTCCATGTTCTCAAACTTACTATATACGTCAAACAAGCGGGCGCAAAGGTCGTGAAAATCGGCGTATGTAAACGTTCTATAAAAATTCTCTTTACTGCCTTTGTATTGCTTCCATTGTGGGACATCATAACAACCGATAGTCTCGGATTTCCCCTTTATTGTTGCGTTTGGGTCGTAATCCGGTGAAAATCGGGAATTAAAAACGATATTTCCCATAATATAATGATATGGTTCGCCCTTAAAAATTTCCCGGTCGATAAAATCCGCCTTTTGGATTATCTGTTTGCGGGAACCCCACGCAATCCACGCCGTAACAAATGCGCTAATCTCTATATTTACCCGGCTATCGTAACGGTGCGGGATTTGCACCGGGTCGGATTGGATAAACTCGGCGGTTTCGTATTGTTCCGCCCAACGTTTCAAATTATCGTTCAATGTATATGCCATTGTTTTAGATTTTAAGGGGACGGAAAGCCCGCCCCCGGTTATTATTCGTTTTCCGTGTATTCCTCAACTACTAAATCGGTTTGTCCCCGTTTCACTTCCTCAATAAAGCCTTGGAACCCGTTCGCCTTGGCAATATCAATAATCGCTTGCAATCGCTTTTCGCCCAAACTTTCGCCCCTTGCAATGCGGAACACTTTAACCGTCGGATTGCTTGCGATAATCAGTTTGGCGGCAACCTCCATAATTTGACTATCTGACACTTTCCCGGCAACGAACGGCACGCCGTTTAATTCTAACCCGTCGTCCGTGAACGAAAGCCCGGCAATCGGCAATTTGGATGTTGCAATAAGTGTTTCCCGTTCCTTTGCCAATGCGCCTAATTTGTCCTCAAACGTGCGGGCGGTTTTCTCGGCGGCTTCCTTTTGTTTCTTCTTTGCCATATAATCCACAACCAACGCATTGATACGGTTGTGTTCCTCGGCTTTTTTCAGTTGTTCCGCCGTGTCTAATTGTTCCGGGTTATTGGCTTCGTATTCCTCTAACCATTTGTCGGCATTCGCTTTTCGCTTTTCAAAATCGGCTTTTTCCGCCTCAATGGTTGCCAATATTTCCTTTAATTCGGCATCGACGTTTTTACGGGACGTTTTCGCCTCTTTTTTGGCGTCCTCTAACCGTTTTTGCGCCTCGGCGATAATGCGGGCAACCTCTTTTTCTTCATTCGCTAAATTGGTATCAATAATCGCAACGGATTTGTCGTGGTTGTCGTTGGCGGTTTTAATACGTCCGGGGATTGCCGCCAATTGTTCAACCCTTTGTTGCCGGGTTTGGCGTACCGTTTTCGCTTTCTCAATCAACCGGGCATTTTCGTTTTGTTCCTCCATTAACGCCGTAATGTCCTTTTTATCGGCATACGTTTTGACGTCGCCCGGCTTCAATTGCTTTTCAGCGTTAGCGCAAATGGTTGTATATGTCTTAACCTCGGTGTTGGCGTCTTTTCGTTTATCCTTAACGGTCGTAACCTCGGCGTCAATTTCTGCAATACGGGTGCGCACCTTTTCCGGCAACAAAGCCTTTACAACCTCAATTTGTTTGCGGCGTCCCTCGGCGGTTTCACTCCAACGGGAAAACTCCACGGCGTCAAAGTCTTGGTAGCCGAAAATCTTTTGCAGCATAGAAACGTTATCCGAACGCATCCCGGTTGTTTGGGATTTAATGGATAACGTCCCACGTGGGTTGGCTTTGGTAAACTTTAATTCGACCTCGTAATTTTCGCCGTCGTTACCTACAACCATTTTTGCAAATCCTTTGTCCTCGCCATTTTTCAACACGGCGTCCCGGTTCCCGGTCAACATTGCGCCGATTGCTTTTAAAAGGGTTGATTTGCCTAACTCATTGTCCCCGGTAATGAAATATACATTACCCTCAAAATCTGCGTTGAACTCTTTGATAACTTGAAAATTCAACAATTCCAATTTCTTAATATACATCGCTCTTTAAATTTATTTATTTCCCGGAAATCGCCGGGTCGTTATGTTCCCATTTATAACCGTTGTATGTTTTTCTTTTCCCGTTACATACCTGTAATATTACATACTTTTGCCAAGGAAAAACACACGCATCTAAAATATTATCAAAACATACAATATTACCTAATTTATCAATACGTTTAACGGGATATAATTTTGATACACGTTTAACGTTCTCAAATTTTAGGTTCTCGCCAATAGTACACCAACGTAAATTATTAACATGATTATTTAATTTATTCCCGTCGATATGGTCAACACATGGTTTATTGTCCGGGTTGGGAATGAACGCCAAAGCAACCAATCTATGAACCCGCATAACTTTTAAACCATTGATTTTTAATTTTACAGTCATATAGCCACCGTTCAAATAAGGCTTTATTTCCTTATCATTTTGCGTTATATTGCCATTTTCAGCAACGTAACAATCATATTCTATTAAGTATTTACCTTTTTTCATGCCGCAAATATATGTAAAATAATGGGTATACCAAAACTTTTATTTTTTATTTTCGGTTATTTTTTTATTTTCCGCAATAAACGCCCTATAATAACACATTTACCCACGCCGTCAAACTCAACTAACATATTGCCGTTGCGCCCTCTTATACATTTTCCATCAGAACGACGAACCGCCCGGCACGGCATACGTCGCAATTCCGGGCGGGTCAATCGGTCGCCTAAATAGATATAATCCATTTCGTCCATTATCAAAACAATTTCATTTGTGTATCGGTCAATACAGCAACGACCGCATCAACTTTGCGTTCCCAACTTTCCAACGTTGCCAATTTTTCCGGGGTTGGGTTCCGTTGACAACGTCGTTGGTTGTGCCGCATCTGTTTTACCATTTCCGCCAAATCTTTTGCCGTTATTTTTTCGGGATTTTCGATTTGCGGGACTTTTGTTTCGTCTGCCATACAAGTAACCATTTGAATAATTAAACGCCCCTACGGGTTTAAAATAAACGGTTGTGCATTTGTTGGGGCAAATTTTCCAAAACCCAACGGGGGTTGTTTTGTAAAATGAACCGTCCAAAGTGCATTATTAACGTTGCGTCCGCATTCCACAACGCCGGGGTAATTTCCGGGTATAATTTCCCGGCAATATCCCGGAACCGTCGTTTGCGGTCTGCCTTTTCCTCCTTTTTCCCTTTTACTTTGATACGCAATTTAAGGTCGTTTTGCCACTTCATGGCATTAACCAAAACAAATGGTATTTCGGCGACGGTTATAATAGCTTTCAAATGCTCAAAGTTTTGCAACATCTTTTGAATGCGGTACAATTTACCCATATTTGCCCCGGCATCCCCAACCGTTACGTCGTCCGGGCGAACGCTCAATTTTTCCAAAAAGATAATCGGGTTTGCAATACCCTTGATATAATTAAGATAATCCCTAATATCGTTAATATCTTTAGGCATCTTAATTGCGGTTATATTGTGGTTGGGTCGCCAAACCACAATTCCCCCGGCGGCTCCGGGGTCTATTCCAATAATACAATCAATCTTCATTTTTCAAATCTCAAATAATTATACACATAAATTTCTTTCTCAATCATACGGTCAAATGCTCGTTGTATCTCCTTTCGCCGGGCAACTTCAAAAACCGTGTAATCTATTTCCGGGCTTTCCTTGCCTTGTTTACGAACATGATAAACCGTGTATTCATTTACTAACCCACGTGCGGCACGGGCTAAAAAACGTTGGTATGCTTCCCGTCGGTCTGCGTCGGTTTCTTGTACTTCGTCTGCTAACCCTACATTTAACAACCACTTATATACAAACATTTCGTCGGTTAATCCAAAGACTAAACGCCCGGTATATTTGTAGCGCAAAAAGCACATTAAACAGGTCGTAACCGATTGGTTGTTGTAATACCTCTTTTGCTCCGGGCTTAACCCCTGTTTGGGCTTTGGTAACGCCGTGTATGCTTTCCCAACAACTTGATTTTGTTTTCGCATATAAGCGTTAAGAACACGGGCGAAATAATCGGCGTTGAATTGCTGATAATGTTTGCGTTCGGCGTTGCCGTCCCTATCTTTCGGCAAAAATTCGTCCAATTCCCCGGTTATTAGCAATTCAAATGATAACTTAATTTCCGATAAGGTTAATTGCGAATAATACCTTTTAAGCAAATCCAACAACCGTGTACAAATGTACGCCCAATCGTTTTGTTCCGCCGGAATGATAAACCCCACGTCCATTGCAATGAACCGGAACATTTGCCCGGTTTTCGCAATCAACGTTTCGTCGTCTATCTCGGCAATCTGTTTTTTCGTGGACGCTGCAAAAATGTACTTTTCAACCGTCGTTAACGCCTTGGCAACCTCCGGCAATTCAACCATAGCCCGGCGCACGTCGATTGCTTTTGCCGTACCGCTATAAAGGATTGCAACGGCATTTTCACGGGCAACGGGCAAATTGTTTTTCTTTTCGGGCAATGTTTCCATACTAATAATCGTCTTTCAAATACTCAATAGCCCCGGCAACATTTAAACGTTCCGTCGGCTTCTTATATTCGGGTTTCAAATGTAACTTTTTTCTTTCAACGTCGCCTCGTATGAAATTACGGACGGTTGCCAACCAACCGTTTTTTGTGCGCTTCATATTCTTTTGGTCGCTCCAATCACTAACAGAATGGAAATAATAAACCAAATCAACCCTTTCAAATTCCGGGGTCGCAAACTTTCTTTCAAATTCGGAATAATCCACGCCAATGCCGTTTTCAAACTTAACCATCTTATAAACTTCGGAATTGCGGAACAATGCTTTTTTATCCTTTGGTTCCTCAACCTTTTGTTTTTCCGGGAATAATTCCCCGACAACATTGTTGTTGGGGGTATTCTCATTATCATTTATTGTATTATCTATATTATTACTATTATACCCTAAACTTTCGTTTATGGGTACCCCTAAACTTTCGTTTATGGGGGGCATCAACTTTTGTTTAGGGGTATCAACTCCGGTTAATATCCTTGATGCCTTTTCGGTAAATGTTAGTAACTCATAATTTTCACCAAAACAATACAGAGTTTTGTTATACAATTCGCAATTAGGATGTTTTTGTAAAATTCCGGCTTTAATCAAATTATCAATACGCTTTATCATGCCTTGACTTGTCTTTATATTCAATAACGGCATTGCTTCCAATATTAACTTGTGGGAAATCCAAAAATATATTCCCTCCGGGGTGTGTATCTTAACGCAACTTGCACAATTGGCGAAATCTTTTATAAAATCAAAAATCGCCAAATCTATTAAATCTAAATCCAAACCGCTATTAACGGCGGCATATTGGTTTATTAATATCGTGTATTTCATAATATTGATATTTTATAAACATCCGGTTCCGCTACGGGCTGAACTGATTTTATTAATAATCCTTTTTTGCATAACCATTTAAGGCAATCAATTACAGTGCTTTTGTTTATCCCTAAACATTTGGATAAATACAAAATACCCTTTGAATACTCGCCATATCTAACACAATAAGCGTGTATCATTGCATACAACATTAACTTATTACCTTTCAAATGCAATTCGTTAATCCATTTGTTTTTTACAATAAAATCCATAATTAAAATATAAAAGCCCGCAATCCGGGCTACCACACACCGGAAAACGGGCTTTGCGCTAAATAAATTAGCAATACTTTGCAAACGGTGGTAGTCGTTTGTTTTATCGACGCAAATATAGCATTTTTTATTCATTATCCAATTGCTTTGCAGGTTCCCACGCTTTGCGCACTTTCAAAACATTATCCGCACTTTCATTAGGAACCAATGAGACAACAGGAAATCGGGAACGGTCTCCCGGTTTTTGAGTTGTGGCAAATTGTACGTTCAAATCAAAGATAATGCCTTTGCAAAATCCCCGTTCCTCTAACATACCGTCGAACGTTTCCCGGATTTGCGGAATTGTGGACGCCGTGCCCTTTGTAGCAAATTGCCAAACCCCGGCGACCCCACGAACCAACGGAACAATAAAGTTTAGCGTTAATGTTACCTCCCAACCGTCGCAATCGGGTTGGCGGCTCTTTTTATTTGGGTAACGCTTCGTTATTGACTGCATTAAATTTGGGTATTTTTCCGTTGTCAACGTTTCGTATTTTTTTCCGTCCCATACTTGGAACGTGTCGCCATCGCCCGCCGCAATTAATCGCCCGTCGTCGTCCCGGTATTCGTAACGCTCGTTACATACTTTTGCCGGGTCGTCGTCCGGGAAAACAATTTGTATGGTTTGCGGCTTTTCGCCGTATGCCTGTGTAAATAACCCGGCATACTTTCCCGTTGGTATGAAATAATCAACGCTTTGCGGGTACCCGTTGGCGTTTTTCATGCCTATTTTTATTTGACCTACACGGGGCAATATCAAACGGGATTGTTGCGCCTCCGGTCGTTTTATTCTTCCTTTCATAACTCAATTATATTTCGGGGTCGTCGTTCAACATCTTTTTTCTACTCTCGTTTTTTGGCTTTTTAGGCTCATTTGCAGGCTTTACTTTCTTTTCTGGTGCGTTATCCCGCTTTGCTGCCGTTTTGTTCTTGGTGGCTTTCTTTTGCACCTCCTTTGTCGTTTTACCGGAACGTTTAACAATCTTCGCTTTCTTAATCTCCGGTTCCGGGGTCGGTTCCGGTGCGTCCGCCTTGACTTTTTCGGCGGCATCCGTTTTTTCGTCCGGGGTTTGTTCTTTAGGGACTTTCGTCTTAATCAATTCCGCCAACGATAAGGATATTACGTTTTGCGACAAATCCGGTGCGTTATCTAACAATACCATACCATTAACCGACGTAAATGTATTATCTTTCTTTTCGTCTTCAATCGCTGCAATCTCTAACAGATAAGGGATTTTACGAATATTAGGGCTTTCGGTTTGCTCTTTCAAATTATACGTTGGACGTTTGCGCCAATCTTTCGGGCTGAAATTGAAAATACGGGTAACGGGGAATTGCTCAAAATTAACGTTCCACATATCCCGGTACATTCCTAATTGTATTTCGCTTTCCTCGTAAAATCCTTTACGTCCGCTTTTGAAATCCACTATTGCGTTAATACGTTCGTTGCCGCCAATCTTCGATAACATCGTACACGGGCAATCAATCATCCCGGCATACTTGTAATGCGGATGCACTAAAGCAATTTCAACCGCCAACGGGCGTACATCGTAATCCAACACAAATTGAGCAAAAGCCAATACATCTTTTTTCAAATCATCGGCGTAATAAATGAAATCATCCGGCAATCGGTAAACCTCAATATATTCTTTAAGTTTCCCTTTCAACCCGTCCAAATCATAAGCCCGGTTAATTAATAATTCCTCAAATGCGGCGTGCATGAATGTACCATACGCCGCCCGTTCGCCTTTGTATCGTTCCGCTTCCTCAATTCCTTTGCTTGCAATCCATTGTATCAAGTGCGGAGCTTTGGGTAACGTTTGGGACAATATCGTTGTAACCGACGGGAAAAACTCCGGGTTTCCGTTGTCGTCGTATCGGTAATAATAACGGTGTCCCTTGCTATTCAATTGCCAAACCTTGTACGGGGGTTCAATCAACGTTTTTTCATCAAAAAACATTGCCGTCATTTCCTCAACCGTCATGCCCGGCAATATCTCAAATATTCCGGTTGGTTGCTCAACCTCGACCGCTTCAAACGGGGGGATTATTTGTTGTTCCTCGGTAATTTCCGGGAATTGGTCGGCGGGAACGGCTCCCAAATTTTCGACTGTCTTTTGTACCGGGTTTTCCGGTTTCTTTTTGTTCGCTCTCATTTTCTACTCTTTTTTAATTCTGAAAATCCATATAATACCATTACGGCACACATACCCGCAAACATCAATTGCCACGGGTTCCACAATGCGCCAATCAGACAAACAACGCCCCACATTCCAAACGTCGCAATAATCGCTTTCGCTTGGAACCTATCGGAAAACATAACGTCCGCCATGCGTTCAAACCATTTTAACCCGTTATTCTTCATATCCAAACAAATAATTAGGGGTGCAATTACACATTTCGCAAATGATAACAACCCATTCCGGGCGTATCTGTTTGGTCGTACCGTTACATAAGTTAGTCATATTAACTTGTTGTGCGCTTTCGGTGCGTCCCTCCCATAAACGGGCGGCAACCTCTTTTTTATAAACCTTAATCCCGGCGGTTTGCGCCCGTGCGATTGCCTCGTTTACTCTTAATTTCGTCATTTCTGCCATTTCTTTAGTCTTTTATTGTTAATAACTCGGTTCGTTGCTCTCTTTGTGTCCGCAATGCGTACACGTTTTTTCCTCACAAATTGCGGTATATTCCGGCGGGGTTAAATATCCATCGCCTCCGGTCTGTTTATATTCCCCGTCGGTAACTTCCATTTCGCCGCCGCACTCCGGGCAATCTTCATTACCCATTAAATCCAAATCCGGGACAATGTAATATACCCGTTTCAGATACACGCCCAACGCCTCGGAAATCGCCGCATAACAATTGGCGGTTTGTTCCTCGGTTACATCTTCGTTTATTGCATCGAAAACGGAAACGCCCCAATTGTCCGGGTCGTCCTCAACAACTTTGTTTTTGAGTAATTCCGAAACGACAATTTCGGAAACTTGTTTGGCTGTTTTCCCGCTATCGGTCGCCAATTGTTTTAATAAATCGCTCTCTTTTATTCTCATATCTTTGCCGGGTAATCCCCCGGTGGGTTTTTGTTTCTGCAAAAGTATAAATAATATTTGTATTACCAAAAATAAAACCTTTGAATATTTTATTTATTCACGTTGGACGCTTGTAATACAGATAAAAAGCACTAATTTTGTTGCACCGCATAACCTTACAACATCGCTCTCGGTTACTGCGTACCAACCCCCGGCGTTACTTCATTGCGTCGGGGGTTATCTTTTACCCCTTTGTAAATCCTTTAAATGCAACGTGATAAACGTCGTATTGTTTCCCGGTAACATAGAACTCAATCATACGTTCCGGGTTCCCGGCGTCGTTTATCGCAATGGTTGGGTATGGTTCCCCCGGCAATTGGTTATAATCGCTTTCAATGTCCCGCAATCCCTCCGGGAAATCCGAACGGTCGGCGGAAAAATACCGGGTTAAACTCTCTTTTATTCGGGCTAACATTTCATCCCCGTTCGGCTCAAAAGCCGCTTTTATTTTTTCTTGGCGTCTTAATGCAAATCGCATAGGTATTTGTTTTAATAGGTTCTTAATTCCCCGTCCATCGGTAACGGTGCGCCCGGTAAACCAACCGGAATACGGGTATAATGTAACCGGGGAACCCCGGAACGTAAATTGTAACGTCGTGGCGTCTATCTCGGTAACACAATACCCCAACGCCTCCAACCGGGTACGGGCATAATCGACCCGCCCCGGCTGCAATTCTTGTTGTCTTTCTCTGTTACGGCTCATATTATCACTAACATTGTTTTAATATCTGTATCAGTTGCCGGGCGTTCCTCAACAAAGCCAATACCAACGTCCCGGCATACAATCCCGGCTTTGATTATCAATTGTAAATCTTTACCCCGTAAATTAGAACGGGAAACGATATTTGCGCCCAAATCGGTTGCACGTTTGGCAAATAATACCCGGTTTTGCAAATCCGCTAAAAGTTGGTGCAATTGGTTCTTATTGGCACGCATATATATTGCGTCCCGTTCAACTTTATAATACCGTGTATCATAAACAGACAAAGCGGTTACGGCGGTTTTAATTGCTTGTATCAATTCGTTTTTACTCATTCCCCGCCCTCCTTAATCACTTTGCAAAACTTATAATATTGGTCGTGTCGGCTCTCAATTTGACAAAGCAAACCAATATCGTTGCCGTCCAATAATAGGTTTAACACATCGCCGGGATTGTGCCGGGTATAAAGCAAAAATAACCCGCCGTTTGCATTTTGGATTATCTTATACATTTCTTGGCTTATTCGGTAACGTTTCGTTTTATTCATCGCTCTAAATTATTATGCCGGGGGATTGCGCCCCGGCTTATTGTTACTGCAAATATGCAATTGTGGTTAATCTCTCTTTTTCCTCTTTAGCACTCTGAACGTTTCGGGCAATCCATTGTTCGGCGGGGTTTTCTGCAATCCATTGTTTTCTATACTCCGGAACCCAATTTGCCGCCATTTCTTTATATGCCTTTTCGGGATTTGATAAAATTTTGTTTACCCAACTTAATTGTTTACCGTGGTCGCCTTTGCCGATTAAATCCAAACGACCGAAATAAAACGACCCGTCGGCGGTACACGCCACATATTCACGGGCGGACGTTCTTTTTGATACAATCGCCTTACTATCGGCGTCAATAACTTGGTACTCGTATTTCTTTCCCTTTACTTTCTAACTAAAATGTACTTTGCCATTGTCTTTGTTCTTTTCTTTTCCATGATTGAAAATTTATATTGTTCCGGGGAAAACGCCCCGTCGTTGTTTACTGATAATAGAAAGTGATTTTAACGCCTCGGCGCAATTTGCAAACCTCTTTGTCGCCGTAACAATTGAAAGCACGTTTTAACAAGCGATTGACTAACTTAATGTCGCCGACAATCTTTATTAAACCGGATATACCAACCAACATATTAACCTTTTTGCCGTTTACAATTCCGTTTACCTTGACTTTGAAATTGCGGTTAATCTCTTTTGTTGTGTAATCTAATCCGTTATAAATGCTTTGAGTATTCATATTGTTTCGCTCTCTATTTTCCGGGAAAACGCCCGGTCGTTCTTGTTTGATGATGCAAGTATGCAACCTTTATTTTAATTACCAAAGGTTTTATCTTTTATTTTTCAATTTTTATTCGATAATGTATGCCTTTATATGGCTTACCTGTATCAACAGCCTTTTTTATTAGCGTTCTATCAAATCCTTTTTTTTGTGCATCCTTGTAATTTAAGAACTCAACACATACTTTGCCATCATATCCGACGCCCTCAATTGGAAAATTGTATTTTGTCTTATTCCTTATCGCTAATTCGTAATTCATATTTTCCTTTTGCGTACACCAGCGCAAATTTTCAACAAAGTTATGATAACGCACTCCGTCGATATGGTCAACGTATGGTTTATTGTCCGGATTGGGGATGAAAGCATTTGCAACCAATCGGCTAATTTGTTTTGTCTTACTCTTTCCGTTTTTACTTAATGATACGGTTAAACCGTTACTAATAGTTTTTGCGGGACAAAGTATTGCGTTTTTCCTTACCGTCATTATTCGACCGTATGAACTAACCTTATATAATCCCTTATAACCTTTAATGTCTTTCCAATTCTCCATAAATTATATTTTAGTATTTTGATAGTGCAAATATAAGAAGTTTTATTTTTATTTCTCATACTATCGGCATACTAATATTATTTTCTTAGAATTTTCGATTTAAGCGACTTTTGCAAACGGGACGGGAAATTATCCACTTTGAAATAAAATGCCCGGAAACGGGCTAAAAATGGCTTAATAGAAAAAGGGGTTGCAAGCCAACTTTATAAGTAAGCCAACATTTAAGAAAAACGGGGCGGGCTGTTGGCTTTGCCCTTTTCAGTTGGTAGCTACTCCAACCTACCCCGTTTTTTCAAAAATAGTTATTTTTCTATGGTTATAACTTCAAATCCGGTAATTTTTGTATGTGGATTTTTTGAAACAATATCAAATTCACGGTTTTTTATCCGTTTTGTTTTCCATAAAAAACCTAACCAACGCTTATATTGCACACTTTCCGTTATTAAAAGGCTATCCCGTGTTATAATTTTGCCCGAAAACGTATTATTTATAATACATCCGTCAAAGTCAACCCATTTGTCGGAATACTCAATACAACGTAATACGGTCGTAACCGTGTCGCCGGGCAAATATACAATACTATCCCGGACGTTCGCCCGTAATTCGTTTATCGTTTCCATTTGTGCCGTCGTAACCCTTTGTAAATCCCGGTTTTTTGTCTGCAACGATTTGATTAACGCCGCATCATCCGCCCGGTACTTCTTATATTCGGATAATTTCAACTCCAAATTACCCACCTTTGCGGCGTTCAAACTATCTTTTGTTTGATACGTGCGGACGTCCTGCAACAACGTTTCGGTATTGCTCCGGTATTTATCCCGTTCGGCGGTCAAACTCTTAATACGGCTTTGTTGTACCCAAAAGGCGGCGGCAACCGCCATAATGATTGCCGCCAATATTATATACTTTTTCATGCGTTTGCCGTGTAAATGATTAACGAACTCCTTTTTGTCTTTCTTTGTCATAATGGCACAAAATTAAATGTTACTATATTCAATTGCCGCATTAAAACACGGGCATTCTTTAATATACTCCCACGGCTCAATAATGCCGTCGCCGTTCAAATCCGGGGAATAATCCCGGTGTCCCTTAATCGTTGCGTCCGGGAACATAACAACTAAACGCATAAGCAACCATAATAACGCCTCTTTTTGTTCCGGCGTGCGTGTGTCGGCGGATTTGCCGTTGGCATCCAATCCCCCAACGTAACAAATGCCAATAGAACGGGAATTTTGCCCGGAAACGTGCGCCCCAATCTCGGAAAGATAACGCCCCGTTTCAATCGTCCCGTCCGGCAATACAACAAAATGATAACCGCAAATTCGCCCGCTTTGGGGCTGTTTCTTAAATCCCCGTTCTTTGTGCCAACCGTCGATAACATCAACGTTGACTTTTGCGCCGGGCTTGGTTGCGGTGCAATGTACAATCAAATCCGTAATCGTCCGGGTCGTTTTTTGCCCCTCCAAATACTTTAAAATCTCTGTTTGGTTCATTGTTCGCCCTCCTTTTCTTTATCGTTAATAATATCGCTATCGTGTTCCCGTTGGTATCTCTCAATTATGGGTCGCCAATATCCCGGCAATGCCCGTGTAAACTCCAACCGGATAACGTGGTAAATAATACGCAATGCAACCTTTGTTGGATATGCTTTAATAAGGTTGCGGAATGCGTTTTGCAAATATACGTACATGAAAACGTATGTAAGCGACTTAATTACTATTTTGGCGGCTTCATTATCCCCACATTGCATCATTACCGAATAAATAACGTGTATAATGGTAACGTACAAAAGCAATTCCGCCAACGCATTCTTAAACTTACTGAATCTAAAGTTTTTGCAATGCCTCACGCTTACACCGTCCGCCCGCATACCCGCCCAAATGTTGAAAGCGAACATTATAACCAATGCGTACATAAAACCCGCCGTTGGCGTTAAATACGCTAAAATCGGGCTTAACGACGTGGCAAATATCATACGCCATTGTTCCCATGTGAAAAGTTTATCCATATCATCAAATTGTTATGCCGGGGGAATTATCCCCCGGCTTAGTTATTAAACATTAATATCTGTCATATCAGTTATTTTATAAGGATGTTTAATTGCCATAATTACACATCTTTGCGCAATAGCGCAATTTTCATCCGTAGAACCAACCGGGGAACCATTGGGACCGGGTATATTCTTTTCTTGTACCCATTCAGTTGTAACACGTGTATTTTCGCCATATATCGAATTTATGCCATAACCGGATAATCTCAATAATTCAACAATACAAGTGTATGCGGCTAATTGTGAGGGCAACCCCTCTTGTAAATGTCCGCCATCGGAAGAACACAATTTTCCATAATCCCCCAAAGCATTTAATGAAGTTGTACGGGCATTTTGCACGGCTGTACCAACTGGAAAAATAAAATCGCATAATGTTTCATCTAATACCTTTTGCGCATTTTCTGCAATAGCGTTATAATGACTTATAATTTCTTCGTCTGTATATACCGTATTACCTGTTTTTGGTCGTGATTGAGTGAGCATCCAACCAAACCTTACCGGATAATCTATTTGCCCATATATCAAATTTATTAATTGGTTTAAATATGGTTGATATGTTGCCCATGTCCATGAAGAAGTAGAACCTTGCTGCAACAATATTATATCCCAACTTTGACTTTTCAATGCTTGTTGTATTGTGTAACTTCCTAAGTTTCGCCAACTAATACCGCCATTAAATAGGAAATAAGTATATGCGGGCGTTTTATTAACAAAGTTATTGTAATGTTGTTGTAGCGTTGCCCCACTCATGCATAATATTCCTATTTCAATATCTATATTCTTTTGTATATTAGGCCATATGAAAGGGATATAACTTAACGCATCTTGCGAATACGAATTACCAATTGATAATATGCGTATTTTTTTCTTGGGGAAAACAACCTTTTCAACGCCTTGATATTGTTCTACGGCGGTTGCTCTATCTCCTAATTCTAATTGTGCAATTTCTTTATTAAAAGGATATGTTATGTTTGTTTGTAAGCAAATACGCACATATTTTATACTACCATTTTTATCATCAAAAGTAAATGTTGCATTACCGTAATGTTGTCCCTCTTCATAGGTTGCATTAAATTGCCCTCTGCCTAAATAGACATCATTTTCCCCATAATATGCAATAAAAATAGCATTTGCCAAACCATAAAAGAAAATGCCTTGCATAGTATATACTTCTCCATTAGTTAGATATATCTTGTTAGACATTATACCTCCTGCATTAGGCACTAATTGACCGTTAGAAAGTATGTATCCCGGTAAAAGATTATTAGGGTCAATATAATTCTTACCCGTGGGAGTATTTATAATATAATCTCCAAACGAATTATTAAATAGTGTATTATCTACATAATTAAGCATTTGTTCTACTTTTATATTTTCATATCCATTAGGGTTATTATTGTGGCTCATATTAATAATACATAATACTGCATTATCGGGTACAACACCTATTGTATTATTAGATATATAATTGTCCGTTGTCGGTTCCATCGAGCTAAAATAGATAAATCGTAATGGGGTTGCTCCTAATACATTTAATTGTATTACGCCATCCAACAAATTAATCCATGCGGCATCATAGTTCGCATTTTCGATATAGCCCGTAAAAGCCCCGTCGGATGAAGTGTTGCAAATATGATTATAATCAACAAATATTTGTCGTGCTGTTATTTTATCAATACTAATCAAATCTTGTTTTAACTCGTTTAGGTCTTTAAAATTTGTGGCACCTCCTATTTGCTTTACTTTTATATTTTTATAACCGTTGGGATTTAGCGCTTTGTTCATATTGACAATTGCCAATTTTGCATTTTGAGGGATTCGGATATTTTCAAAATTAGACGATACATTGCTAATGTAATTTTCCTTAATTGGGTTTATATCATTAAAAAAGAGTACACGTCTAAACGTCGCTCCGGTTAAATTAATATAGCTGTTGTCAATAGGGATTAATATCCATGCGGTATCATAGTTCGCATTTTCGATATAGCCCACAAAAGACCCGTCGGTTGAAGTGTTGCAAATATGATTATAATCAACATTGGGAATGCCTATAATAGATTTATCAGGTAAAAATTTCATCATAGCATCATTATTATTAATACCTAAATCCACGGCAGTAAAAGACCCGGACGCATTCGTAAATATAACAATACCTTGTTTTAACTCATACCCGCCAAAGTTGGCATATACTCCGGGGGTTCCTGCTAAATAAAAAACGTTTTGGTCGGGGGTTCCCGGTGCGGTTTTGGGCGTTGCGACGCCCGCAAAGGTCGAATTAGCCCCAATGTTGCTAATCATAGACAATAATGTATTTTGCATTATTTGCCCGGTAATTTCTTCATTACCATTTTGTTTAATAACCGCTGCAACGGCGGCTTTTAATTCTTCATAATTTCCCATACTAAATAAAATTATTGATTATTAAAATCATTGTTATAATCATTATTGTAATCTCCATTTGTTCCCGGCGGTAAAACACCCCGTCCGATTTTCTTAACCACGGTTGCGCATTCAAATTCACATTCAACGGATGCTAAATTGCCCTGCGTTTGCCATTTGGGGGTAATTAGAAACGTGTCGCAATCGTATTTTCTGCCTTGACTATATACCGTAACAAAATCACTCATACGAATTAACCGCATAACGTCGCAAAGGTATTCGGGTGCCAAAAAGATAAACCGAAACGTTTTTTCGGAAATCTGTTTTTCCGGGAAAAAATATCCGTCCCGCTCTTCTCCCTCTTCCTCAAACTTATATTCCGGTTTTCCTAACTCCGAACAAACGTAAACCCGGTTTTTGAATTGCACACCCTCGTACACGATTTGCCCGCCGTCAACTTCCATGTTTTGCGCATCGCTCCACTCTATGCACAAATATCCATCCATTGAACCGCTAACCCATGTAAACACGTCCGAAACGAATGTATTAACACCGTCGTTTATCATTATCGTATATCGTCCCTCCGGGAATTTTAAAGCCATCGGCATAATACCGGGATAAACAATAACGTCATAACCGTAATTAGCAAACCGGAATATTTGCAACCCGGTTTCTAACATTTGCTGCGTTATATCTCCCAATACACGGGTTATCTTATAATCGTATATCCGCACCCACTGAATCGCATTAGAGCGGGTCGGACGGATTATTTGAAACGGCAATAGTTTATTCAACGGCGTAAACAACGGGTAAACGTCGCCATACGCATAAGATTTGCGGAAATCTTGGTATTCCCTGTTATTATAAAAGGGCAATACGGATAAATTGTTATTCGGTGTCATACTTCAATGTTGCTTTAATAGAACGACTATGCAAATTTACGCTTAATTTATCAACTTGACCGTTACCCAAACAGGTTTTTATTAACTGCATTGGGTTGGGGTCGTCATAAGCCGGGAAATTAAGCGTCTGTTTCTTCTTTCTCTCAATACCGTATGCGTATGTATCGGTACCATTTATATTAACACGACGGGCGGGCAAATCATACATCCAATAAGGTTGTTGCAAATTGATAAATGCTAAATATCCATTCTGCAAAAAGTATTCCACGCCGTTAATGGTTCGTTGGGTAAAAGGCAAAATCCATTGGCTACCGGATTGGGGCGGAACGGCGGCAAACAAGGCGAACCCGTCCGAACTCATATTTCCGGGGTTCAATAACATCATATCAATATCGGACGTGAAATTAGATATATTTATTTCCTCAATCTTTCCGGGCGTTACATACTTGCTTATTACCTGTATCGGGTACCCCTCAAACGGCGTTGTTACATCATCCATCCATTCAAATTGATACCTTTCCGCCAAATCAACCTTATCAAATGAATATTCCGACGTATTGAACGCCCACGCCTTGCCGTTACGCAAATTTATTTCCTGCGTCAAATCTCGACTAACTACAACATTCCCGCCGTATGAACCGCCGTTTTTGAAATACTGAACGTGTTCAATTTTAAATTTGCCTCCCTCAATAAACCAATAGCACTTAAAACAATCTCGCAACATATTGGTAAATTGTTGTAAGGTCGTCGGGGCTTTTTGTGCGGGTTGCTGATATTCGCCGTTTATGATATTGGTTTTCTGCGATACAAGCAACCGGAAATTCAAACCGGAAATCGGGTTGTTCCCACTATATAAAAATTGGCTATATTCCGCCGTGGCTTCATGCTTAACGCCCGGTGCAATCTCATTGAGCAAAACAGAAATACAGGATGCAACCGGGAACGCATCACGCAAAGTATATGCTTTCCGGGCTTTCTCTTCTAATATCCAATCCATCAGATAAAAGCCAAACCACAACGACGCATAACGCCACGTTGACCGGGCAATTGGGTAAAAGGTTTGCCCGTATATGGAATAAGGCGGGCGGAAATACTTCCCGTTATCCGCTAATCCCCACTCGGTTGGCGTATCGGAAAACCTGTTAGAAATAAATGCCACATCAATTGCGTAACCAATTGCACGGCTATAATTACGGTTATTATCAACAATATCGTCGGCGGGCAACGGATATGTATTTAAGTCGTCGATTTTATCAACATCACACAAATAACGTGCATAAATATTATAAGACTTCATATCTGCGTGCATTGTTCCGGTTGCCCCGGAACCCTCGGCGGCGTGTAAATCAAACTCTAATGTATCAAAAGGTTCATCCGTTATTTTTGCATATTCAAACATTTTCACATCATCCGATTGGCGGCGTATTTGTACAGAAGCCACCCCAAATGGTATGCCCCCGACTAAACGTTTTTGCGAAATAAGGATATAATAACCATTGCTATTGTCCGGGTATAAATTTCCTGTAAATTCGTCAGCACTTGAACCCGTCGCCATTCGTCCCGAATACAAACCCGCTACCGCCGACGGGGTACCGCCGGATGTTATTTGTATCTCTTTTAATATATTGCACAAAGCAAAATGATATGTTTGAATTAGTGCGCTTTGGTCGGTTGTGGCGTTTGCGTCTTGTTCCCAATTCGTACCGCCCAAAAAACAGGAAACAATAGTATCGCCCGGCACATATATTTGAATCAACGGGCGTTTGTTTATGGTTATTCGTTGAACCGACGGGGCTAACGTTATCAAATTATACTCTTTCTCCAAACCTGCCAACACATCGTTATATTCGTCTATCGTGTCCGGTTGTACGGTTACTTTCTTATCATAGTCAACAAACGTACAATCGGTTTTCATAAATTGCCCGGAATAATATACCGTCCATGTTTTGCCGCCGTCGTTGCTTTTCTCAATCTGCAATAAAAACGTCGTATCAAATGGCTTATTATTGATATAATCGTAATCATCCCGGATAAACGATAATTTGCCGGATAATTTAGCCCGGTAAAAACGTTGGTTTGTCTCTAATTCGTATTCCTTTGCCAAATCATCCTTATAATTGGGATGCACGGTATAAGGGGCAATATAGTTTTCCGCATCCATCGTTCCAAATCTCAACCATGCCGTACCCGCACGACGGGACGACAAAGGGAAATTAACCCGGACGTATGCCGCCCCGCTTGGTATATCAAATTCCACATTTGCAGCCGGGGGATTAGAACCAAAATTTGATATTATGTTTTTGTTTGAATCGTACCAAACCCCGGCATTTTCCGGGGCGATACTCATATACATTTTTCGGGGGTAAACATTGGTAACGGGTATATACTCCTTTGTGTAGGAATAGTTAGGGCTTGTGTGGGTTTCATCGGTTCCCACTGCATACCCATCAACAAAGAACGTGTTTACAAATCCAAATCTATAAATCGGGTTCATATCTTAACTTTTAAATTTACGTGTCAAATTCTTATATACTTCAACAACATTTCCGTTGCCATCCACATAACGGCGGCGGCGGTTTTGTTCCTTAATCTCCCGTACATCGTCTTTCAAATCCCGCAAATCCGGCGTACTGCCTTGTTGCAGGGAAATATTAACGCCGTCGGTGTTGTAAGCGTTTAAGTACTTTTTGGCAAAGGTGCCACGGTTCAAACTATTAATAACGTCCGGGATAATCCGGCGGTATTTGCGGGAATTTCGTTTATTGATAACGGCGAAAAATTCCCCACCCTCGGCACGTCGCCGGGTTCCGTCCGGCTTGGTTCCTAAATCCACATCGTCGCCGGATTGGTGCGAACCTCCGTTCAATAATTCAACCGTACCATCGCCGTAACTTTCGGTTCCTTGACCTGCATTAGATTGTTTAGCCAATTGCGCCGCCTTAATCTTTGAGGCTGCAAACGAACCCCACATTACGGCAATTGCAGGAATTGCAAACGGAAATCCCAATTGCGACCAAATCAAAGCAGAAGCCGTTACAAGGTTGCCAATTTGTTGTATGGTCTGTATTGCCGCCTGTGCCTTTTGCGCCTTTTGTTGCTCCTTTAGGGCTTTTTCTTGGTTCTTTTTCGCCATATCTAACTCTTTTTGCGCCATTGCAACGTTATTGGCGTAACCGTTCGCCCGTGCTTCTAATTCCGCATCTAAACGGCGTTGGCTTGCGTCAACTTCTTGGTCGGCGGCACTAACGGCGGCTTCGGCGGCTTGTACCTTGGCATCCAAAAAACTATTCAATTGTTCAATAGCAAATTCAACGGATGTACTGATTGCCTCCTTTTGGTCGTCGTCCAAATTCAAACCAAACAACCCGTATATATCGTTACCCCGTTCGTCGCCTTTGCTTTTCTCAATTTCTTGGTCTATTTTGGCAATGGTGTTTTGAACCGTTTGCAACTCGGCATCCGTCATTTTAACGCCCGCCGCTTTGTTCAACTCCAATATCTTTTGTAACCGTGCCTTTTCTTGCTCCAACCGGAACCGGGTTTTCTTTTCCTCTGAATTGCGGATTAAATCAAACTCCGAAGCCTCTAACGCTTGTTGTTGGTCGAATAACATTAACGCCCGTTGTTGGTTTAACTCGGTTGTTTGGCGCAATACCTCGGCATCATATTTGGCATTAATATCCGCTTCCGATTGGCGAACGTCTTCGGCTAACTGCCTATTTTGTGCCAATTCGATTTCCCGTTGTTGCTGTAATAGTTGAATACGCAAATTTATTTCCTCCTGCGAACCCTCCCGGACGGCATCCAATTGTAATTGCGTCCGGTCTGCGGCGGCTTGCATTTGGTTAATTGTAATTTGGTCGTTCAATTCTCCCAAACTCTTTGCATATTGTTGCTGCAAAAGGATTTGTTGGTTTAACAACTCGGTTGTTTGCGTTTCGGTTAATCCCCGCTCCGTTTCTAAACGGGTTGTAATATCTTGTATCTGTCTTTCATACTCAACCCGTAATTGTTCCCGTTGCTTTTCCGCCCCCTCTGCCATTAAAGCAATCCGGGCGTCCTGCGTTGTCCGTTGTGCGGCTAATTCCGCCGCCCGTTGTTCATTCTCAATGTTAGCCAAATCAATTGCCAATTGTTCACGCAACAAAACAATTTGTTCATTCAACGCCTTACGAGCATTAACGGTTAAATTGGTTTCGGTTCTCAACTGCAATTGTATATCAGCAATCGCACGGGCGTTGGCGGCTTGTGTTTGCGCCTGTCTTTGCTTGTATGTATCTTGGATTAGTGCAATACGGGTATCTTCCGCCTTACGTAATATATCGGTTTCCGCTTTTGCTGCATCCCGGTTTTCCTGCAAACGTTGGGCGGCTTGTATCTTTCTTTCGGCTTCTAAATCCGCCCCCTCTGTTAATAGATTAACGGCAATATCAACCGATTTTCCGGTATTATCTATTTGCCCCTGTATTGCCTCAATCGCATCATCAACCTTAACTTTATCAATTTTCCCGTCTAAATCAACGTCTATTTTTATAGTCTTATCCCCTTGAGATTTGGCGTTGTTTACTTGGACTAACATTTCCTGTAATTGCTTCAACTTTGCCCGGTTCGCCTCCAAATTATCTATTTCCTCGCCATAAAAACCAACGCTTTTGTTGTGTGCCCGTGTCCGTTCCGCTAATATTTTGTCCTCTATTTTACGGGTTTCGGATAATGAAGCGTTGCGGGCTTTGGCAACATTCAATTCTCGGTTCAATTGTGCAATACGTTCGTTGCTTACTCGGTTCATTTCGGTTGCCTCGGTTTCCAGATAATCCAACCAAACTTTTTGCGCTTCATTTAATTTTTGTTGGTTCTTTGCCGACTTATCAGTATTTGAGGCAAACAGGACTAAAGCCCCCACAACCGTAACCAAAGCCAAAGCCAAAAGAACATAAGGATTAGCCGACGCAATCAGATTGAACGCCTTTTGTGCAACGGTTGCCGCCAACGTCGCTTTTGTCCCTTGAATGGTAACAAGGCGGTTATATACTTGTGCCTTACTCAATGCCGCCATTTGTATGCGGGAAATACCCAACATCAATGCCGATTGTTTTTGCACGGCGTTTTGAATAGCTTGCACCCCGGTTGTTATTGCGATTGCCGCCTGTAACTTCTTTTGTGCTTCCTCGACTTCCTCGCTTTCAGACCCGAACAACTCCATTGCGCCCGTAAATGCAGCAAACCCACCGGATGCACCCGCCGCAAATCCTAATACTGCATCCAAATTAGATGTATCAGAAGCCATATTTGTAATTTCGGCGGTTGCATCCTTAACAGCATCACGCAACACGGCGGTTTCTTGACTTAACCGTCTGTATTCCTCGGTTCCCTGTTTGCCCTCCAAACGCATTAATGCCAACTCCTTTGTTTGATTTTCAATTTGAGTTGTTAAACCTTTGGCGGCATCCGAATAATTACCGACGTTTAGCGACGTTTTCCCGGTTGCTTCTTGCAATCGCTTCATTTCTTCGTATATTGCTTTGGTTTCAGCAACCAATTTGCGCCCCTCTTCCGTCGCCTCCCGTTCCTCAACCGTCATGTTGTTAAGGTATATCTTATTAATGGAATATTGAGCGGACAAACGATTATACGACCCCTCAGCGGATTGATTTAGCCGGGTCGTTAGTTTATTCAATTCGTTTGCCTCTTTTTGGGCTTGCTTCAATTCGGCTAATCGTTTGGCGTTCTCACTTTCCGCAAACGCCAAATCCCGTGCCGCCCGTGTTAATTTATCGGTGTCATTCGACGCACCCCGGATTGTTTTACGTCCGCTTTCCGTCGCACCGCTTACACTTTCCAACGCTGCCTTAACCGTGATTGCCTCGCTTTTGATATTATTCAAAGTATTCATATAAGCGTCGCTCAATTGGTCTAATTGAGCAATCAACTTTGTAATACTATCGTCCGGCTTTACAAGGTCGCTATATTTAATTGGGTTGTTATTATCTGCCATACTTAACGTTATTTGCGGGCAATTTGCCCCGTATTAAATTATCTTTTCTTTTCCGTGTAGTTAATCAACCAAAGAAAAACAATGCCGCAAATCGCCTTATTTGACGCCGTTTTTATTTTTGGTTGGTTTCAACAACTCCTTTATCCGCTCAAATGCGTTGTAATACTCTAAAACGGTGTATTTCTTTGGCTCCGGTACGTGTAAATGTTGGGATATGGTTAAACACATATTTTCAAACTGTTTATCGTACTGAATTTCCATGTTATCGGAACCACTAAAAACAACCGGGCGATTGTACAACAACAACATCGTCGTTATTTTATCAATTTCCGCCCGTTTGTCCTCTGTATCGCCGTTTATAATCGCATCCAACATTAAGATTGTGCGGTTGCGCAATTCGTCGTAATACTCTTTAACCGTCGCATCGTCGAACATACGGGGGAAATACATTTGCAATTCATCATCTATTTTTTTTTTGACCGCTTCCATTTGGGCGGTCAACTCTTTAATCGGAACGTCGCCGAACATATCGACGACCTTTTGCAACCCATCGTCGGATAAATCGTTGTACGGGGTTCCGTCGATTGATTTAACCAACACGGCAAACGCTAAACATTTCGGGCTTAACCCGGATTGAATGAAATACACGTTTTGCCGCATATTATCCAATTCGATTGCCGCCAATTCCGGGGTTTTGCTCCGGGCGTATCTCATTGCCTTTTCAATATGCGTGTCGAAATCCTGTAAATCCGAACCAATCCCGGCATCAACCAACAACATTTTATTGTATTTATGGAAACGCAACATCGGTAATTCGTCGATTGCGTCGTATATCTCAACCGTGTATTCCCCTATCTTAACCGTTTTCATAGCAAATAACGTGTTATCATGGTTGAACAAAAGGGAACCAACAACAATGCCGGGTTCCCGGTTATAAACGCCAAAAGGATTGCCAAAGCAACCCCCGCCCAAAAGGACAAACAGAACTCGCAATTAAACATCTTTGCGAAAAAGTCGTTGCCGTGGACTTGCACCCACTCAACAACACCCCATTTCGATAACAGGGTTAAACCGAACGCCGCAACCAAAGCGACCATAACCGTATAATATAAAAATGCTGCCATACTCATTGTACTTATTCAGTTAAACACGTTTCATCAATACCCAATTCCCCGGCAAACCGGAATCCGGCAAACGGATGCATTAGAAATTGATTATCTATTTCATCCAACGTAAACCCGGCAAATATGTTTTCCGCCTTGGTATATACTTGGTTTATCTTCATTGAACCGGAACGCAACCATATACCGCCGTTCAATACTCGCATGATTTGTTGCTTTACCGCCTCCGTGTTGCGGTTGTTCGGGTCGTTGGTTATCGTGCGCATATCAAACCAAAAGATAACCGAAAACGGCGTTGTATATTTGTTTTGTTCGCCGGGGAACCAATCAATGCGTTGCGGGTCGTCTAACACGAAAAACGAAAAATTACCAATATTACTATCGGGTGCAATTAGCATATATTCGTTACCTCCGACGTAAATATTAGGGGTATAATATCGTTTTCCCTGTATGGACTTAACCAACCGTTCCGAACGTCCAAAGGAATAATTAAGCCACGGTAGCCCGTCGGCTAATCCTTGTTGTATGAATCCAATAACCCGGTCGAATAATTCCGGGTTCTTAATAATCGGTACTCTATCCATTTCCGTAAATTGTTTTTTTAGCCTTGGTTAGCAAATCCGGGTAAATGTACTGCCAAATGAGTTTAGCAATATTTTCATTTGTCAACCCTAAAATTTGCCGTCCGTACTTCTTTATCAAATCCTCCGTTTTGAAATCCGACGCTTTAATTTCAAATTGTTTGTCGCCAACTTCCAAAAAAAAGCTACTTTCAAAATCGCCCTCATCCCTTAACGTAACCCGGTTTGTCGGCTGTCCCTTTGCTTCCTTAATTTCAATTGTTACCGGGCTATATGGCGCATAATCCGAAATTTCAACGCCCAAACGGTTAATACCTTGTTCAAACAATTGTTCCTCGGCGTTCATGTCAACAATGTACGTTTCGTTTTCCCAAATAATGTTTTGTATCAGCCGCCCGGACGTCAAAGCCTCGTTGAAATCCGCAACCCTTTTTCGTAAATCGGTTATCTTTTTCATAAATACAATTTTTACATGAAATTATATACAATTTTCCCTTTGAATTATATAATTACACGGTTCTGTATTTTACGCCTCTGTTGTTACAACTTAAACAAATGCGGTCTAATTCCTGCGTATCAATTCGCAATGCCTCATACGCCTTTTTTAAGTCATACCCCAACCCGCCGGGTCTAACGCCGGACGTGTTCCCGTCCAACTCATACAAAATGTCTGTACGGCTTGCGTTTGACTGATTGCGGTTTACCCTTACGTTGGGGTTCATTGCCAACGTGCGCAAAGCGATTGCCGCAACTTGGCGTTGTATTACCGTTTGGAATATCGCCCGTTGTTCAACGATAAAATCGGTTAGGTCGCAACCCACCGTTATTTCACAATTCAACCCGTAATTCAGCGTATTAGTGTACATCGTATAGGCTATATCCCACAACTCCGGGTATTCGGCGAATGTTTCCGGGGCGTTGTACATAAACGGGGAAATCTGCAAATACTTTGTCAATTGCCGCCATGCCTCAATATTGCCATAACCCGTACACGTTCCGCACGGCTCCCGGCTCCAATCTTTCGACACGTTAATTGCTTGCATCCCGGCGGGCAAATCGTCTTGATTGTAGCAAAGGAACCACGCACCCCCGGCGTTGTTTGCGTCGCTGATATACGGCAAAAAACAATCTTCCAACGTAAACCATTGAAAGCCGCCATTTGTCAACGTAAAATTCAAATCAAACGTTTTTACGGGGTCAATCTGTGAACTATGGAAAAGGTACAATTTCACAATCCCGGTTCCGCCCGTCATTTGCAAGCCAACCCGGTGTATTTGGGCGGTAACTCCCATTGCCCGGACGGGGATTATTTCAAAGCCAACCAATTTATGTGCGTTCGGTTGGGTTGCTCTGATACGTCCCGCACCGTCAAAGAACGTGCGCCGTTCCAATAGGTTCTTTGTTTCCTTATCCAACCCCTTTATTTGGGTAAACGTTTGTATCGCCGTGGAAATTCCGTTGCGGGTCAAACGTTCCAAATAGTCGGATAGTATGTTGTATTTCTCCCAAAAGGTCGAATCCTCGGCGGGAACCTCGGCGACGTTATCAACCAAAGCGACCCAATACAAGGGTTTGCCCGCCGCATCGTTGGCGTATTGTACCACGGTTTCGGCTTTCCATTCCTTTGTATCGTTCCAAACCGGGTATTGAAAGCCCCAATTGTCCGGGACGATTGCCGCCATATTATCCAACGTTACAAGCGGGTGCGCCCCTTGAAAATATAACCCGCTTTCGGTTTCTGTCAATTGCTCGGCGATTGCCTCGGCGGGATTATATGATTGTTCCCAACCGACGACGTGCAATAACTTATCTTGTATTTCCTTAATCCTATACATAAGCCCAAATATAACCGCCGCAAGTCTTTTTTATACCCTTACAGCATTTAACAATATTACTATCATTTAAACCCGTTTCCCGTTGTGCGTCTTTTACTGATAAGAATGTTTTTATCAAATCGCCGCAAATGGGATACATCGCAATTTGTTTTGCTCGTTGGTGCAATCCGCCTAATCTCCCAACCATATATTCGCCAATCTTTTTATTTAGGCGTGATTTTGTTATTGGATTATTACAATTTTCTTTGGTTGTAACCCAACGCAAATTGTCCGCCCTATTATTCGATTTGTCACCGTCGATATGGTCAACACATGGTTTATTGTCCGGGTTCGGAATGAAAGCCGCCGCAACTAATCTATGAATATTAACAGATTTACGAATACCATTGCACAATACTACAACATTATACCCGTGCTTATTGGGAACGGCTTTAACTATCTTTGTATTATTACGCACGTTTCCGTAATTACTTATTTCATAATTTGGGAAATCGTATATTACTTTCCAACTTTCCATATCATTAATTAAAAAAAGGGGGCGGGGATAACCACCCCGTCCCCTCGGTTAAATAATCGTTCCGTTTTCCGGCTTATGCGCCTGCACCCCCGGCCGGAAATTCCCCGGCGTTGGTTACATATACGGGCATTCCTAACGGTTCGTTCGGGTTGCGTGATGCAATCTCGGCTTTGATAATCGGATTTGCCACGGTCTCCGGGTTGCTGTTATATGATACCATGTAGGCAACATCAACGCTAAATCCGAAATACTCCTTAACCGCACACGTCAAATCGGCGGTTGCGTCGCCCATAATCGCCGATTGGTCGCCCACGGCGGTATAATAATGCGAACCAACGGGCAAATCAATGTACGGCAATCGTACAATGTCCCATTCGTGGAAATTCGCACGGGTGCGGCGGTATGCCTCACGGTCAACACGGGTTAAGATACCAACGTTTCCATCGGCAACGGCAAACATTGTTCCCATTTTGCCCGCTTCATCCGTTACGTTGTTGGTATAATGCAATACCTTGTTATCGTACTCCATGCGCTTATTAACGTCGTTGTAAACGCCATGTTGCGCCAACTTGCGTATTAGGCTATCAACCCCCGCATTTGCGATAAGGTGGATATATTCCGGGTAACAATTCGCCCGCATGATTGGGTTAATATCGCCCAAAATCTCGGTTGCCATTTGGGTTGGCACTTGTACAACGTTCCCGGTCTGCGTGTAATTGAGCAATGTTTTGAACACCTGCGTTTTGTTCGCCTCCAATGCGGCAACGGCTCCTTTATCCAAAGCGTCCGCCAACGCACGGGTTGTTTTCTCCATTTTGCGCATAAAGTCATGATTGTACGAAATCTCATTGTTTGAGTATGCCGCCGGAACCATTGTAAAACCAATTGCATACGTCGCCCAAACAAGCGTTACCAATGCGGACGTATTTTCATTGTCGGCAATAACGCACGAACGCACGTTGCTAACTTGTACGTTTTCGTCGTAATTGATAACGGGAACTTGTACCGTGTTACCGATACTTACTAATGCCCTATCTCTCAAATTAGGGCTAATAATTGAGTTGGGGGCGTTGGTTTGCTCAATAAAGAAATCCAATGCGCCGTACTCACACGGGCGGAACATATTACGGTCTAACTCCGGGTTCTCTATCCGCCAATTCTGTACTCTTGTTGCAATTAAACTCATTGTTTAAAAAATTAAATTGTTTATAAATGCGGGTTTACCCTTTACCCGTGTTGTCTTTTACTTTTCCGGCAATGCGGCAATATTGTTGTCTTTCCATGCTTGTTGCATTCCGGCGTCAAATTCTGCCGTTCCGACTTTTAACCCTTGTTGTTCCAATGTCGCCGTAATTGCGTCGTATGCCTCAACCCTCGTTTTTGCGCCGGATATGTCAACGGTAATATTACCGCCCGCACTGCCTCCACTTAGTGCGCCTGTACCGCCGCCCGCCGCTTGGCGTCCCTTATCCAAAATACCCATTGTTTCCAATTCACGGGTCAAAAGGTCGCCGGGGGTGTACGGGTTCAACTGATTGTTCGGGTTGCGCATGATTGCGCCGTTTTCGTCCTTAAACGCTAACATTTTGCCGCCCTTTCCGTCGTCGATAAATTCGGGGTTCATGCCCTTAATCTTTGCAATCGCTTGGTCTAACAAAACCTTTGTTGCGCTTTCCGGCAACCCTGCCTTAAACTTCAATCCGGCGGTTGCTGTCTGCAATGCCGTTTCAACACGAATGCCGAACACCTCGTTTGTGTGGGTTTGTTCGGCTTGGTCGTATTTCGTTTTGAGGTCGTTGTATTGGGTCGTAACGCTTTGCAAATCTGCCTTTGCTTGCTTCAATGCCTTTGCGGTTTCCGCATCCGTCGCACCGTCGGCAATGGCTTTTTCCAAACGTGCCTTTTCTTTGGTTAGGCTGTCAATCTGTGATTGCAGACCGTTTGCGCCCTCAACTTTGGTTTTGAACTCGGTTAATACTCGTTTGGCGTAATCAAACGTCTTTTCGGTTCCGTTCTTTGCGATACCGGACACCGCCAAAATATCGGCATCCAATCCGCCGTAAATTTCGCCCGTCTTTTTGGCGATAACGCTATTTTCGTCGTTGGCGGATAACGTGGTTATCGCTGTAATTTGTTCGTCAGACAATCCCGACAAAGCTGCATTTGCAAGTAAAATTTCTCTCGTTAACATAATATTCTTACCCTTTGAATTAATTAAGTGCGATTGCTTCTACTGCTCCGCTGTTTGCGTTAATAATATCAATTGTGTATTTTGGCGAATCCCCGGTTGTGTCAACCAACCAACTAACAACACGTGCATGGCTGATTTTCTTTTCAACCTCTTTTGTTACCAAAATGACGTCGGTAATTGTTCCGCCCTCAATACATTCAATCAACTTTTTCTTTGTGTCGCCATCCAATGCGGCGGTTGTTGTTGTTACTTCAATAACCAAATTGTCCTGCTGTGCAATCTGTGCCATAATCGTATTTTTAATAGCTTAATACTCTGTTACTTTTTCGCTCCGGGTTTGTCCTCGGCTTCTGCCTTTGCATCGGCTTTGGTTTCTTTGGCGGGTTCCGCCGGGATAACTCCCGCCGCTTTCAGTTCTGCCAAAATCTCGGCTTTCAACGCTGCCTTTTCCTCGGCTTTGGCTTTGGCGTCCGCCTCGGCTTTCGCTTTGGCTTTTTCCTCAGCGGCTTTGGCTTTTTCTGCCTTTGCCTTTTCGTCCGCCTCGGCTTTCGCTTTCATGTACTCGTTGGGGTCGTGCAATACGGTAATCGTGTAACCCTGTTTTTTCAGATTTTCGGCAATGCTATTTTCATAGCCTTTTTTGCCGAATTTCTGAATACGGGGGATTGATAACCGTTTACCCGTTTCGCTATCGAATTTCTTAATTTCGATAACGCAATGATACAAATGTTTCTCATTGTCGGGGACAATGTAATTTTCGGGCGTAACGTCGATAATCGCAACGTCTTTAGTTTTGCCCTCGCTTACTTTCACTCGCATAATCGTTAAATTTATTTGTTATAAAATTTATCTTAGAGTTGAACGGCATATTATACCCAAACTCTAACACGTTCAAATATTCACGCTCAAATCTACGTACAAAGTTAGCAAAATTCAACTTTATACGCATATCGTTTTCGCTGATAATGTTCTTTCCGTACAAATCCAATACCTCGGAACGGGTCAAATGTCGGTACGGTTCCAATTCCGCCAACGTCAACATACGTTGCAATTGGGTTGGATTGTTCCGGTATTCCGTTTCGATAATTTGGTTTTGTAGGGCGTCTAATTCCGCCTCGCTTGCACCGCTTTCCTTTGCTATCTTATACCGTTCCCGCAACTCCGTTGCATTGGATAAATAGAACTCCGTGCCGTAATTAACTTTAGCCGAAACAAACAAACTACCGTAACGCAATCGGCAAACCGTTTCATCAACGAATTGTTGTGCCGCCTCAAACCCTTTCTTAATCCGGTTCAATACCGTACTTTGGCTTTCAAAATTCGCCTGTATTTGTTGCTCGTTCAATGCGTCCCGTGTAGTTATTTCCTCGTTGGTTCCAACAACCGACGTTATAATGTCGTTCTTTAGCCGTTTTTCTTCCTCAACGTTGTAATCTAAGCTACTACGGTCAACGGTCAACATTTGAACCGGGTTGCGCAAATCGGGTTGTTTATCCCCGTCCGGTATTGGTATCTCAACAAAGGTTCCAACACCGTTAATACGACTATCGCCGCATTTAGGACAACGCATTAACAACCCGGCGGCATCCAATCTATAAAAGCCCTGTTTGTCTTTCAGAAAACCGCCATCGCAATAATCGCCATTTTCGCCGTTACTGAAATCGCAACTTTGTTCATACCCGGAATAAATCGGATATGCGCCGTATAAGTCTAAATGTCGTTTACTGATATGGTAAAACAAAAACCAATCCAACGCCTCCAATTGCTTGGTTAGCGGGGATTGTTTAATGTCGGGTTCTGCAAGGCTCAACGGCTCGTTCCAAAAGAAGCGGGCGGGGCAATAACCTACATCGTGCGGGTTATCAATCAGCAATTCGCCAATATTGTGGCTTTTATCTTCCCGGAATACTCTATAACGTTCGTCGTCGATAACTGCGATACGTTCGCCATCCTGCCGGAAAATAATGTAATCCATTACCCCCGTCGTCTCGTTGGCTCTGTAATCAATAACCGACGCAATAGGCAACCAATAGAAATACGGTTGCGGGTATTTGTCGCCGGGTTTTTGTTCGCTCGGCATATCAACGATTAGAACGCTATTTATTTCGGTCTGAAAAAATTCCCATCCCTTTGTACTCCATATTTCCGGCTCGTGTAATACGTCTTGGCGGTAATACTCCCAATCGTCCCGTTGTTCCGGGTTCTGAAACTGATAATTGAACGCCGGGTTACGACCGTCAAAAATACGGCTCAACTTATCAAAACAAATGCCCGTTACCTCGTTTGTCTTAACGGGGTAACGGAACAATGTTTTGAACATCTTAAACTTGTCATGCGGCAATAGATTGGAAACAAATGCCAAAAAATCCGTTATCGGTTGGCAAATGTCAAACGACGTTATGCGTGTGCGGGCGTGAAAATTAATGCGCAATTGATGATAGATTGCTCTATTTATCGTTTTGCGCTTTTTCGGCTCCGTTATCCGCTTCCTTATCTCGTTTATATCCAATCCCATTTTCGTTATCAAATTTAAAAGTTGAATTATCCGGCAATCTCCAACCGCCATTATTGCGTAATCGCAAAAGACGTTCGGCGTGCGTTATCGTAAATTCTTCGGTTACGTTCAACGTGTCGTTAACCAACGCAACCTTTTGAACTTTCGCCGCCATATCGTTAGGGTTTGAGGTCGGTTAACGGGTTGAAATCCGGTGCAACAATAACAAGGTCGTCGGAATAGTTAGGCAAAAACGACCATTGAATTGCGTTGCTGTCCGGGGCTTCCAAACCTCCGTGCGACTTATCGCCAATGAACAAAGAACGGATTGGAATAGGGTAATAGGTCGTCTTAACCGTGGCATCCTGTATTGCCTCAATACTTCCGTTTTCATCAAACAGGTAAACGCCCAAATTATCGCCCCAACTTTCGCATTGCAATTCTTTCATCGCCTTAATTACGGCTTGGGGAATTTTGCGCATTACGCCCGTGAACGGGTTCGGCTCACGTCCGATAATTTCCTCAACGCCTCCCAATGTCTCGTTACCGCCTCCAAATGTGCGGGCGGCTCCGGCTTCATTGGTTGGGGCTTGGATGTACGGGGAAACAACAACTTTAGTGCTGCCCTCGGCTGTCAACAACGGCGTCCATGAAGCCAACAACGTTATCGCCTTTTCAGTTGTGAAACCGTTTTTCGTTCCGTCCTCTTTAGTCAGACGTTGAAACGCTACCTTTTGAATCTGCCCGAAACTTTCGGTGCAATTTACGGCGGGAATATCGGGCAATGAAGCCGCCGCCGGACACTTACAAGTAATCATACTCTTTAATTTTTAACGTTAAAACTAAATTCATTATCTCCGGGCTTTCCCTTTGCCCTTTGTTTTCGCTACAAAGTTATAAACTTTTTCCGGTATAATCTTGCATATCTCAATAATATTGCTAATTACGACGCTTAACACCCCGGTTGGCGTGTGCGTATGGCTGCAAATTGCCGTCCGATATTTCCTTTTCGTATATTCCGGTTAACCCATCTTCCGGGTCGTCGTGCGTGTTAGCATCGAAGTTACGCAAAAAGGTTGTAATGTGGTCGTAAACTGCCTTGTACCGGGTTTCCCATCCGAACGGCATTATTATATGTTGGTTTACCATTGCGGAATTAGTGATAATCCGGCTTTCCTTGTTACCCCCTTGATAAAACGGGTCGGTAATCGCCCGGACTTTCTTTTTAATAACCTTTTCAAAGCCCGCCCCGCCGTTGTTACTCTCAACCCATGCTTTTTGCGTGCCGTTGCGGTTTATCATCGCCGGAACGGTTACGGTTGTTACATCCGTGTTTTCGTCCGTCATTTCCATATCAGTAATTAGGGCGAATAATAACGGTTCCATCCGCTTTGTCTTTTCGTTGAAAACCATGTTGTCGGATTTATAGACGTCATACGTTGCACCAAACAAAAGGTCGTCGCCCTCATCGGCAACGTCAATGTATGCGCCGGAACGTATGTACGTGCCGTAATCGGATTTTTCAACCCACGTTTTGAACGGTTGATATAATCGACCCTCGGCAGAACCGGGGTTGCCTTGATAGAGGCATTGAAATTGTACCGGGTCTAATGCTTTTTGCGCTTCCAACTTTTGCTTACTGTGTCGGCTTTCCCATAATGCCGCCCCCGGTTCCCGTGGGTCTATCTCCGTGGGTTCTCCTGTTTTCAATGCCTCAAAGTTTATTCTAACCCATGCGCCGGGGGGTATGTTATCCAAATCAGCCCAACACTTAACATCAATAATAATTTCCCCGCTTTTCTCAATACGTCCTATCAAATCGTCGTCGTGCCATCGGGTAAAAACAATGAGTTCTTGCGAATCATTATGCAAACGGGTACGAACAACGGTTGTGTACCATTTCCACGCCGCCGCCCTTACAATCGGGCTATTACCCTCGGCATAATCTTTATACACGTCGTCCAATATCGACACGTCCACGGTTTTAGATGTAAGGGAACCGCCACGACCTACAACACGCAACGACCCTTTGCGCCCTACCATTTCGATAACATCACTATTCCGCAAATAGGTATTCGCCATTGTTACTACGTTGGAACCGTTCAAATACGTACCGGGAAACAATTCACGATACCGGGGCGTGTCGATAATACGTTGTACATCCCGGTTGAAATCTCGTGCAATGGTTGCAGCATACGACCCGATAACTATTTTCAAATCCGGGTTCAATCCCTCCATGAAAGCGGGTAACTTTCGGCTCGACCCCTCCGATTTTCCATGTTGCGGCGGTTGTTGTACAATCATCTTTCGTATTTTGCCATGCGCAAACATATCCAACAGGGTATAATATACAACATGAAACGGTTCCAATACCAAATCCGGTTGCATATACCGGGCAAAGTTGATAAGACGTTTACGGGCGGCGGCTCGCACCAATTCGCCGGGGTCTGCCTTGATTGCCTCGTACATCTTCAATAATTCCTCGTTGCTCATGGTCGTACAATTTTATCGGGTGTAACTATCAATTCGCCGGGCTTTTTCGGTATCCAATTCAAACACGCCGTTTTGCTTCTTATCCGGGAACGGTTCGGAGTAAACGGACAACGGCAACAAATCGGCAATCTATTTGCAACATCTAAATTCGCATGGTCGAAATACCAAACACCGTGTCCGCAATCCCCGCAATAATGGTTCGTTTTGGTTACAACCTGTTTAACAACATTCATTCGCCTTGCCATTATTGCGCCCCTCCTTTTTCGGCGATTGTCTTTTGAAATTCGGCGGACTGCAATTTGTCGGCGACGGCAAACAACAGGTCGTCCGGGATTGCCTTAACATCATATTTCGGTTTATCGTCGTCCGTCCCGGCGTTGTATCCGGGGATTTCGATTTTAACGGGTGCATCAAATCCCAACATCTTTGCCCGGCGTTGTTGAATGTTCAACAACAAATCTAAAAACCGGGGATTGCCCGCCGACGTTTCAACGGTCGTTTCGTCATACCCGTAATATTCCGGGTCGCCGTCGGTCGCATCCGTTTTGATAGGACGCCCCCGGTTGGTTTTCTCTTTGGTGCGCTGCTTTCCGGTTTTGGATACCTCCCACGCCTCCCACGCTTGTTGCTCCATTTTATCCAACTTGCGCAATTCCTGTGTAACATATTCGTCGATTGTATCCAACCGTTCCCGCTTCCATTCGATAAGGCATTGTTGCAAATCGTAATAAACCATTTGAAAGGTTATTGTATAACCCATTCCACGGGCGAACAAATCCCGGTTCAATGCGTCCGCAATTTCCCGGTACGAATAACCACGCAAAAACAAATCGGCACAAAACCGAATGTCATAAATTCGTTGTTCCTCGGAACGTTTGTTGTAGCCTAATGGCTTCTTTCTCTTTTTCATCGTCTAACCTCTTTTAATGTCAACAGGGGTCAAAATCTCCCTTTTACGCCTTTTCGTCATTTGGCTTGGTTCCTTATCGGCTCCTTTGCCTTTGTTCTTTCGTTCCGGGCTTTATCCTTTCCCCCTGTTTACCTCCTTAAAACGTTGCTGACCCTTTTGCAAGTTATTTGCACGGAATTTCCATTTTAAGAGGCTTTATTGTCTTATCCAATATTTTCTATATCTCTGCGGTTATCTTTTAACCACGGGGCAAATTTACGGCTTTTTCGCCGCATTGCCAACCGTTTGTTCTCTCTCACATATAAACGGCAAAACCCCGGCTTTGTTTTCCGGGGCTATTGCTCTATCGTCCTATTCCATTTTCATACTTTCCGTTTGAGCAATGAAAATGCGGTTCAACTCCTAATGTGATTTTATACGTATGCCCGTCTTTGGTTTCTTTCAACGCTAAACATACCGGGCGGGGTTTCCCGTTTATCGGATATTCCGGGTTAAAATAACGACACGTCCCGCATATCTTTTGGGGTGTCCGATTATCCGGGGCGCATCCGGTCAACTTATCCGGGATTGTACCGGAACAATTATTTCCCTTTTTCATTCCTCAAATGGTTTTTTCTTTCCGATTATTACGTTTGTTCTTTGCCCGGCGTTTATCCCATGGCTTTCTCCGGGGTTCTATCCGGTGTATCTCAACTTCGGTTCCGGGAAACATTTCCCCGAAAAAATCCGCCATTGCTTGCACCTCTTTTAGCACGTCGAACGCTTCCGGCTTTTTGTACTCCCTTTTGCGTTCCGGTTGCTTTTCCATTTGAACGGCGGGGCAAACATCAATAAGCGGGCAACCCTTACAAGTTTTCACGGGCTTTGCTTTTTGGCTTTCGCAAATGGCTTTATATTTCCGGTCATTATCTGCCTTTCTAAAACCGTGCCAATCGTCCCGTACTTTGGACGCATCGGCAAAAGCCTCCATTGCTGCAACTGCAACACTCGCTAAAATGTAATCCGGGGTATCATTGAAATTACCCTCCAATGAATTGCGGTTGATAACTTCCGCAATCTCCTTTACAAACTTTTCTCTTTTATTCATCGCTCAATTGGTGTTTATTGATATAATATTGGCACGGCATAACACCGCAATTTTGCTTTTCTTGGAACGCTTCACAATATCCGTTGCCGTCGGCATCTTCATGCAGGAAATGAACACAATTACCGCATCCGCTTGTTTCATCCGGTTGTATTTGGGATTTTTCGGCGGGTATTTCTTTTGGCTCAAATTCCCGTTTGAAATCCTTTTCGGGGCGGGCAGTAAATCGTCCGTTTGGCTCCCGGATAATAAACCAATCTTCCGGTACATCAATGAATATTCCGTTACCGTCCGGGAATGAATAAACCGCCTTTCCGTTCGGGGTTCTTAGGGTCGTAACCGTTCCGCCGCCTGTAAACTTCAATACGTCGTTCACGTTGTCCCGGCGAAATTGGATTGCATCAACTTCCAACATTATGCGGCAATACCGGGAACCCGCCGTTGCGTCCGGGTCGGCTAACTTGGTTCTTACCTCTTCCGGGTATTCTTCCGGGTCGTACTTCATATAAACCGATTGTTTGTTATCAGCATAGGAGAACTCAATAAAACGGTCTCCCAAACGTCCCCGGATTGCTTGTTTCAACGCTGCAATCCTTTGCGCCTCCGGCTTATCCTTTCCCTCGCTACCATTTTGCGACCAACTTAAACGTATCGACGTATCGGACGCTGTAACATTAATTTCTTGTTGTGTAATGTCCTCAATCATTGCGCACATATCGCAATCAAAGGGGCTTAATACTTGTTTATTCATCGCTCTAAAATTTATTTGTTATTACTATCCGGGGCGGCGGGTGCCTTAACTCCGGCTATTGTTCCATTGTAATTAAACTCCAACGCACAATCTTTAAATTCTCCGGCAATCCTCAAAAAACGCCAATAAATCGTTTTTCTGTCATTCCTATGGAATTTATCGCATTTCCTACCGATTGCGGGGCAATCCTCCCTTTTGATTTTACAACGAACGCATCGTTGCAGGAAAATTGCGGGGTTGTTGTTGGCTAATCGAGCATCCGCCGCCGTCCATATTTCCGCTATCAATACCATACCCCGGTAAACGCAACGTTCGCCGGGGCTGTATTCCTTATCCGGGTCAAATGGTGCGGGCTGTCTTATTCTCATTTGTCGCCCGCCTCACTTACATACTCAAACAATGCGTCCAAATCTTCCTTTGCGCCTCTAACGGTAACTCTTACCCGGTTGCCTCCGGCTAATGCGGCCTCAATGATTTGGCAATTGTAACGTTCGGCGTTAATCTGTAACATCGCCGCCGCTGCGTTCGTGACAAACTCGTTTCTTTCTTCCATACTCTCGGTTTTTTTAATTGATAAATACGCTTCCATCGGTTCGTTATCTTGTTGGCAGGCTCCTAACAAAAGCGTTGCCAAAGATAACAATAAAATCTTTGCTTTCATAACTTTACTTTCTTTTAATCCATATAAACCGTATGCCGATACCGACAAACAATATTTTCGCCTCAACATCAACGTAACGGTCGTAACCGTTGACCGCATCCACGGACACGCCGGGAATAACAAACCAACTCTTATATTTCCAATATTCCCGGACGTAACCACAAACGCCAACCCGTCCGATATGGAACCCAATTTGCGCCGTATGTACGTCGCCATTCTTTCGGATAACTCCTATTCTTTTCTTACTCATTTTTCTTTCTTATTCAATAGTTCGTAACTCTCTTTATCTATCACTACTACCGTCGGATATTCGGTTATCACTCCTTTTGTGTACACCAAATTGTAAATGCCCAATTGCCCTTTAATTGGGAACTCAACAACCCGGCGGGGGTTACGCATCAACCACCCGAAGCCCTTTGTAATGTTTTTGCGCTTTTCGGACGGTATGCGGGTATTCTCCCAATCTTCCGGCGTAAAATCTTTAATCGGCTTCACGTCGTATAATTCAACCAATCCCAATGTAACCCCACTTTCATAACCGGGAATTACAGGATTAGCGGACGAACAAATCATTAAATCGCCTCGGTATGGTGTATTCTTACTGCGTACCTCAATGCACTTTTCGCCGTAAACAACTCCGTTATCCTTATAAGCCGCCGTAACCAATTGCGTTGCATACGGGTTTTTAACGGTTAATGCCCGCCAACGGTCATGTTGGG